TACGATAAAGTTCTCGCATTTACAGTATGATTCTGATGTGAATAGTCATCTTGGTGCTCAATATTCCGTAAACAATTGCGGCTTTGTGTAGTAATGCACATCGAAAACTCTACTTAAACGGGGAAAATCTTAATAAGATAACCTACCGTGCTAAATTGCGAAAGCATAAAAGCCTAACGATCAGTCTTCGGACGTAGCTGCAAGTGCAGCGAAATGGTAGAGCCTCCAGTTTCGGAGGGTGATATGATCTGATCTTACTGGTGACAGTAAGCTGCATAAAAGCGGTTATAGATTAACGACCTATAACGAACATTCTGAATTTATTTTGACGAAGCTACCTTGTTTGACTTTAACACTCAAATTTTACCTCTGATGAGTCGTCTAAGAAACGCAAGGGTGAGATACAAACCTCGTTGCTACTGGGCAACTAACCCCATGTACGGGCACCCGATTGGTAATCTTATTAAAGACTTCTATCTTGATGAAGAAGGTATTCCAATTCCAGAACGATCCAATATAGAACGTTATTATGTGATGGTAGATGGTAAATTCCTTTGGTACGATACTATGGAGGAAGCTGTTGCTATTCATGGAGAAGGGATTCCTCGTTCTTTCCGTAGTATTCGTGCTCATGTGACGGAAAATATTCCGCTCATGAAAAATAATCCAGACTACTATTATAATCTTTTAGCATTACCCCCTATCAAAAAGAAAATCTTTTTAGATGGTTCTTGGTTTTGCAGAGAAGAAGAAGCAGGCTATTATAAGCGTCATTTTAGTGAGATTGTGAAGTTTCCACCATACCAGCCAGCTAAGATTTGCAGAAGCTGGGACACTGCCTCCACCCCAGTCTCAACGGCAAATCAGTCGCCCGATTGGACTAGAGGCGTAAGAGTATCGAAGACAAAAGACGGTTTTTATACAATTGAAGATATTGCGTCATTAAGAGATAGACCTCATAAAGTAGAGGAACTTATCTTAGAGTACGCAAAGTATGATCCTCCTGGGACTTTTGTTGTATTGAACGTTGACCCCGGAAGTGCTGGACTGGCTTATGTGGATCATCTTCGCAAGAAAATTGCTGAACTTGGTGTTTACTGCAAGGTTATTAAATCGCAGAAGAATAAGCTTCAGCGGTTTCTTCCTTTCTCCGCAATTGCAGAAGCTGGTTATTCACGAGTGGTAGAAGCTGACTGGAATGATGATTGGTTTGAAGAGGCCGAAAGGTTCAATGGTAAGAAGCATAATGGTCACGATGATATGTGCGATGCAGTATCGCTTGCCATCGAAGCGTTGAATTCGGGGCCACAGGAGTTACCTATTATGACCCTCCCCAACATCCAAGTCTCAGGTCAATCCCTACCATCCTTCCACAACTCCTACGGTAAGAACCAAGGTAACTTCACTCTACCTACTTTCAACATAAAATAAAGGAGCCTTATGGCTGCAAGAAAAAAAGTAATTGAAAAGGCTGTAAGTCCTTTGGATCAACCTGAACGGTTTCGCATGGGTGAACTTGGTAGCCTAGGGATTCGCCACTTCGGGGGTGTAACCCAAGATGAACTAAAAGCAGAGTTGAACTGGCCTAGAAGTATTAATACATTCCGGGACATGAGCTACCACTCAGCAGTGAATGCCCCTCTGACTCTTTTTGAGAACATCATCTCTAAAGCTACTTGGACTTACAAGCCCCCGGCTGATGCCACCGAAGAAGAAAAAGAACAAGCTAAGATTATCAACCAAATGATGCAAGACATGGAGCAACCTTGGTCTGAATTCATTCGTGATGTTCTTAGCTCTAATGTATTTGGATTCTCTGTGCATGAAAAGGTATTCCGCAAGCGATACAAGGCAAACGGTAGCCTTTACGATGATGGTATTATTGGATGGAAGAAGCTGCCTATCCGAGTACAGGAAAGTATCTCAAAGTTCATCTTCAGTGAAGACGGTAATGAAATCATTGGTGTGCAACAGAACCTCTCTGCAATCAATGATATCTATAACCGTTTCAGCAAGCGTTCTAATCTGATCAATATCCCGCGTAGCAAGTTTCTCTTGTTTCGTACTGGCAAGCACCGTGGCGATCCCTTCGGTAAGTCTCCATTGCGTGATGCATACCTTGCTTGGAGATTCTTGACTGCACTGGAAGAACTTGAAGCAACAGGTGTAGCTAAGGACTTGAATGGTTTGCCCGTTAACTTATAAAAGCGGCCTAAGCAAGTAATTGCTTTTGAAAAACTTCTTTAATTCAGGGAAACTCTCTTTGAGACAATCCTGAGCTAAGACTCAAACTATGCACCCCGAACAACAGTAGGAGGTGCTATGAAAACTAAACAAATTTTTGATACAGTCTATTCAATAAGAGAAGATGGTGTAGTTATAACTGGTAAGGGTGGGATTCTAAAACCCAAACTTACGAAAAACGGTTATCATGAACTGGCTCTTTATGATAGTGGAACTAAAAAGTACACTTGGTATAGACTGAATCGGTTAGTAGCAATGATGTTTATTCCTAACCCTGAGAATAAACCATTTGTTAACCATATAGACGGTAATAAGACAAATAATCATGTTAAAAATCTTGAATGGGTAACTCATCAAGAAAACATGGATCATGCTAAAAGAACTAACTTGATTAAACGTGGAGAAGAATCTCCTACAAGCATTTACACAGATGAACAGATTACTAAAGTCTGTGAAATGCTTCAGGAAGGTTATCGTAACTTTGACATTGAAAAAGAAACAGACGTACCAAAGTACATGATTAGTTTGATAAGGACTAAAAAGTGTTGGGTGCATATTTCTAATAACTACAAACTCAGAAAGAGAAGTAGAAGTCTAAGTTGCGAAACAATTCACTGGTTGTGTCAGCAAATCCAAAAAGGTTTGACACAAGGTGAGATTCTCGAAATCACCACAAACAAAAGAATCACAAAGAACATTATTCAAGATATACGACGTAAAAGAATTTACAAAGACATATCTAAAGAATACGGAATCTAATTAACTTTGTGCATAGTTTGAGTAAAGTGCAACGACTATCCCAGGCATGGGAGTAGGGTCAAGTGACCCGAAATAGGAAGGCTCCAAATTGGAGTGTGATATAGTCTGATCTATATGGTGACATATAGCAGCTTGAATAAAGCGGGATAAGATTAACGACCTTATCTGAACATAAATGTTTATATTTACCTGCGCAATACCTTGCTGTAGATGCCCCCCCAGAAGTACAAGCTATTCGTTTGTATTATGAAAACGTCATGCGTAATTTGCAAATGAATGAACAGTCTGCTGTGATCCTGCCACAGGTGATAGACAGTGAATCGCGCACACCGATGTTCAAGTTGGACTTGCTTTCTGTAGATGGTAAGAAAAACTTCGATATCAGCAAGATTAAAGAGTATTACAAAAACTTAATATTCACAAGTCTTTTTTCCGATGTGTTAACCCTTGGGCAATCATCTACTGGTTCTTTTGCTCTTGGTTCTATCAAGAATAGTCTCGCTGGTGCATACGCTGAACGTCTAATTGCCAACATCGCAGAAGTTCTTCAAAATGATCTAATCAAACAAACGTACATCCTCAACGGATGGAATGAATCCCGAATGGGTACATTTGATTACGATGGTATTGAACCCGCTGATCTAGAAACCTTCTCTAAGGCTGTACAACGTATGGGTGCTACTGGATATATTCCTAAGAGTCTTGAAGTTGTTAATGCGGTTCTGGATAGTCTGGGGATTGACCAACTTCCTGAAGATACTGTGATTGAAGATATCCTTCCTGATGCAACTACACGCAGCGGTGACGGATTATCTTCTGAAACAGGCGGCCTCAATGGTACAGCGAATTCTGCTGCCACTAATGACACTTCTTCAATGAACTCCGAGAATGCAGCATAATTAATAGAAACAGATAAATTAATAATCCAATATTTTACTTGACATAAAATTCACTTGTAATTATTACAAAAGTATGATATAATTGATTTATCTGTTGTCTAGAATTAAAAGAAAGAAAAGATGCAGAAAGAAACAACAAAAAATGTTTCGGTCGCTAAAGCACTCAATGAAGAACTCCAACAAGTTACTTACGTAGCGATGAAGCCGGGAGTTGACCTTCATGGAGACATGGTGGACTTGGAAACCGTGAGACTTGCAAAAGAGTCTTTCAATAAGTCAGCCCAACGGGCTAATCTTTTTCACCTAACAATGACGGACGCTTTTGAAGTCATTGAGTCTTATCTGATTCCCTGTGATGTTACTTTGAATGAGCACTTTGTTGAAAAGGGTTCATGGTTGATGACATTACAAATTCATGATCCTGATGTTTGGGAGATGATTAAGTCAGAAGATATTAATGGTATCTCTATTGGCGCTATGGCTGAAGTAGAAGAATTGTAAAGGACAACAATGACACAAAAACCGAAGAGAAAACTGAAGAACATTGATTTTTCAGATGATATGAGTCACATTGCACTTGTATCAAAGCACCAAGGAGGCCCTGCCAATGGTGCTGATTATAGTCTAGTTCTCAAAAATCTAAATAACCCTTCTCCTGAATTTATTCAAAAGATGCAGGCGATTCAAGTCACGATGACAATCCCAGATTTTTTGGAGAGGTTCTTCATGCTCTGGGAGGAAGACGTTGAATTCCTTTCTCAGTTGCTTGGTTATGTTGAACCCCCTGAAGACGAACAAGCGGAAGCTATTGATGATTATAACAAGTGGATTGAAGAACGCTTTCAGTCTTTTAGTATTATCAAGTCGCTGCACGAAGCAAAAAACCTTCCAGATGCATTGTCTAAACTAACAGAACAAGACTATCTTGATGTATTGACCGATCAGGCAGTAATTGAGAAAGCTCTTACCGAATTTACCAAGGGTGCCAAGCCCGAGGCAAATACCTCAACCAAAGTTGAGTCCAAAGTTGAGGCGTCTGCCTCTAGTAAGAAGAAAAAGGAAAAGCAAATGACCCAAGAAACCGAAATGGTTGAAAAGTCTGCTCTGACCGCAATTGAGAAAGCCCTGGAAGATCAGAAGATCGCTCTGGAAAAAGCTCTTGCACAAGTCAAGCAATACGAAGATGAAAAGAAAGAAGCAATTGTAAAGTCCAAGACTGATGCTGTCAAGGCTGTGGTTAAGGATGAAAAGCAAGCTGCTGTGGTTGTAAAGGCTGCTCTGGCACTGGAAGACCAAGCTGATTTTGACGCACTGGTTGAAGTATTCAAGAGCATGAATGATCTGCTGGAAAAGTCCGGCCTGTTCCAAGAACAAGGTGTGAGTGCTGAAGCTGCTGAAGATAAGCCCGGTGAAACCAAACTGATGAAGGCTCTGAAGGCTCGTCATCAAGCAAAACAATAATAATTAGGAGAATAAGATGAGTGTAATTTCTACTTCGCTTCACACGATTTCTAACGTTGTCAAGCACGAATATGGTGCTGACTATGCTTACTGCAAGAAGCTGGTAACGGTTAATGACACTGCTGGTACTCTGGCAATTGGGACAGTTCTTGGCAAGGTAACTGCCGATGGTAAGTTCAAGCGTGCTGTTCAAACCGCTGCTGACGGTTCGCAAAATGCTGCTGCTATCGTTGCTGCTGCTAAGACTATTGCTGGTACTACCGACACGCAAGTTCTGGTTTACTTCCGTGGCCCAATGGGTGTGAGCAAGAATGGTTTGGTTCTGGATGCAACGTATGATACTGCCCCTGAAAAGGCCGCTGTGTACGCATCGCTGGAAGCTCTGGGTATTCAGTGCCTCGATACCATCTAAAGTCTAAACAATAATAAATACAAGGATTAAAAATGGCTCTGTATAACTCCACAACAAGCAATTTCGAGGTAGTAGACCGTACTAACGAGATTCTGGTACTACCCCAAAACTGGACTTTGATGAATGATTCCGGGATGTGGAACGAGGAATTCCTCACTACCCGTACCGTTACTTTTGAAGAGCGTGGTGGTCACCTCTTCATCGTCAAGGATCAAGTCCCTGGTGCTGCTCCTCAAACCACTGGTAACGACCTGCGTAAGCTGCACAGCTATCCAATGTCGCATCACCCTTTCATGGACGCCCTGCTCCCTCAAGACATTGCTACCGTGCTGCGTCCCGGTGCTCTGGCTCCTGAACTGGACAGCAAGGATCGTGCCCTGATGGTGAAGATGGAACGTATTCGTAAGTCCTACGACCGTACTATTAACTTCGCACGTTTCCGTACTATTGCTAACGGCGATATCTGGGCACCCAACGGTACTATCGCAGGCAACTTTTACACGGACTTTGGTATTACCCGCCAAAACGTTAATTTCGATCTGGCAACGGCTACGACTGACATTATCGACAAGTGCCAGCAAGTTATTTCTAACTTCCAGTCACAAGCTACCGAAGGTCAAGAAATTCAACGTGTGGTGGCATACTGCTCTCCCGGTTTCTTCTCCGCTTTCATTGCTCACCCGAAGGTTCAAGCTGCTTACAACCTGTACGCGGTGGCTGCACCACAGCAAATCTCGCGTGATCGCGCAGGTGGCATGGCTCTGTATCGTCGCTTCACCTTTAGCAATATTGAGTGGATTGAAGTGACTCAGAGCATTGACGGTACTCCTCTGGTTGACACCGATAAGTGCGTGTTTGTTGCAGATGACGGCGATGGTGCTTTCATGACTTACTACGGCAGTCCTAACCGCTTCAATTACGTCAACACTGTAGCCGAACGGACTTACCTTTGGACTTTTGAAGACCCACGGGGCACTCAAGTTACTCTGGAAAGTGAAATGAACATGATTAACGTCATGCGTCGTCCGTCTTTTGTCAGCGGTGGCTCCAAGGCTGCTATCTAAGTAATAGCAAAATAATTGGACTCTTCGGAGTCCTTTTAATTCAGAGTCTTGATTTCTTCAGGATTCTGTGTTAAAATTCTAATTTTAGACAATGGCTAGCTCGACGGAGCGAAAAGACTGACTATCCACCAGTCCTGCCATTTGTTGCTTAGTGGGTATTCGGGAGAATAGATGAAGAGAATTCGACTTAAGTCTATAGACTATTTAATCTCAAATAGACTTAAACAACTCAAGGAAAGTGATTTCACTGTCGTAAAGGATTATGAGGTCGTTGATCCAGACACAAGAGAGTTCTCTCTAGGTTTGCATTGCAAAAACTGCAACACTTGCTTTTTGCAAAAATTTACTACTAAGTACAAATCACTACCAACTTGCCCTGTGTGCTCAATTATAAAGATTGAGCAAACTCTTTCGAAGTCAACTTATAAGTTTTTATACGAAAGTGATGGGTATATTCATTTCAAATGTTCCGGTTGCAACTCTTTAAAAAGATACACCTCGCAGATGGCAACTAAAACACCAGCAGACTGTGTTGAGTGTAAGAAAATTGCCTGCATAGAGCATCTGGATACACATAACTATGCTGTAGAAAATATCCAAGGAGTTCGGTTTAAAGTAATTTGTAAAACTTGCGGTGATACTAGAACAATAAAAGATTACTCCTCTGTTTTTAGATTAAAACTTCAATGTGCAAACTGCGATAAGCGGGTAATTAAAACAGCGAGACGGCAAGCATATTTTGAGGTTCTGCAGACAGGAGAAAATCATACACTGTGCCGCTGCACGAAATGTGGTTACTTCAGAAGAAATGATTTTCAAAAAGAATATGATGGGACTCGCTGTATAAATTGTAAAAGACTTGCATTCGAAGCACGTATTGCAAAAGAGAGCGCTTCTCTAGTGGACTATAGTGATACTGAACAAACCGTTACGGTAGAGCTACCGAATGGTGCTAAGAAAACTGTAACAGTTAGTCATTTCATGGACAAGAAAAGAGGCCATCTAGACAAAGGTACATGGGGTTCTCCTACTTGTGTTTATGCAATGCTAGTTTATTTTGAAAACAAAACTTATTGTAAAATAGGTACGGCAATTGACCCTGAACAAAGGCGCAGAATTTTGAAACTTAGCGGAGAATCTTCTGTATTTGTGCTAGGGAAGTTCCAAACCAGAAAAGAAGCAGATGAAATTGAAAAGTTATTTCATAAAGCATTTTCTCCATACAAAATTTCGCCAAAAGAAGCAGAAAAATTTTCTAACCGTATAACCCCGAGAGGGAAATCAGACGGAATAAATGAATGGTTTGAAGCAGGCGTTGTCGGTAAAATAGGTAAAATATTAAATGGCATACACGCTAATTCAACAGGTTAAATTGGAAGTGGCCGATCTGGATCAGGCCTTTCCACTTCTTTCAGATGCGGACTATGACTACCTGCTCCTGAAACATAACAACTCAGTAGTTAGGGCTGCAGTAGACGCAGCCCGCATTATTTTACTCTTGCTTTCGCAACGCACGGACGAGACCGTGGACGTGTTTTCGGTACGTGGGTCTAAAGCCGCTGAACAATATCGTCTTGCTCTTGAGTTGTATATTAAGAACCCACAACTGAACCCTTTGTACAATAACCTCAAAGGCTACGTTGGAGGCGTCTCCATCTCCGATATGGAAGCCAACAATGCTGACCTAGATAACAACATCGTAGAGAACCCCGGTAAGACAGAATCCTTGCATCAAACAGGGCCATTTACAGTAGGCTGGAGGTTCTAAGTGGACTGGGCGATAGGAACGACTACAAGGGCTCTACAACGCCACGGACAATCCCTACCTTACTCTACCATTACCAGAACGGTTGATCCCATTGAAGGCACCGTTACGGAGGTTCTAAGCACATCTACGCTTAGGATTTATCCAAGACCAATGCAAGCTACGCAGTACAACTTCCCTGCACTCGTAGGAAAGCAAACTGTAATGTTCTATCTCGCCGCAGATGGTTTGACCTTCACTCCTAAGCCTTCAGATGAGATTACTTATCTAGGTGAAGTATATAGAGTTAATTCTATCCAAGCGCACACAGCTCATGGAAAGACTATCCTCTACAAACTAATCGGAGTAAAAGGGTAATGATTTCTGCGGACGTATCTAAAGTAATAGAAGAGCTTAAAGCATACCATCAAGATACTATCCGTAGAATGGAAAACATGGTGCGAGGCTTTGCTTACATCATATCCAAGACTGCAATTGAAAACACTCCTCTAGGTAATTCAGAGGAGTATTTCAAGCTGTATGAGTTACGACAAGGCAGAACAGGGTTAGAACCAAAGGAAGGTTTTGCAAGAGGTTCTTGGCAGGTTAATACGAGCGGTCAATTTAGTATGCAGGCTATCTATGGGGTTAACTCCGGTAGCGAAGCACTCTCTTTAGTAAAAGCTGATTTAGGCAGTTACAAGCTCGGAGATACAGTATTTGTAGGTAATAGGGGTTTCTACATTAAGTTGCTTGAAAATAATTATAGTTCACAAACAAACAACTTAGGTATTATGCAACCCACTTTGGATAGTATTATGCAGACATACAAGGTTGATTTACCTAGATTATATAAAGAAGGATAAGAATGTCAATTATTAAAGCTGAAAAAGCGGTAAGGCGTCACCTTCTTACTTTGTCTCCGCAGCTACCAACAGCTTACGAAGCAATCCCTTTTACAGCACCTACAGGAATGTACCAGAGATTGCAGTTTGTTGTAAATCCTCCTACTGATCCGACTTTTGGTACTTACTATCATAGAGAGAATATTCAAGTTCAGATTTTTGTAGCTGATAAATTAGATGTAGGAACTACTGGAGCAATTACTAGAGCACAGGCTCTTCGGGATTTGTTTCATAAAGGTCTTACATTAGTAGAGGATGGGGTTCGTATGATTATTCTACGGACTCCTCAAATAGCCGGTGCAACCGTTGCTGGCGACAGAGTTATTGTTCCAGTACTGATTCCACTTACTGTGGAAATCTATGATAACTGAAAACAGTAAATACGCCATCGGCGTGATTATTTTGCAAAATAATAAATAAGGAAATAAAATGACAATTGCTAAAGGCGTGGCCAAAAAAGTAGCCTATAAGAAAGAAGCTCCCGGTCAATGGGGCGTTCTCCCTGGTGCCACTGGTGCTAAGTATCTTCGTCGGGTTACTGCAACTTTTAACTTGACAAAAGAGGCGTATGAGTCTAACGAAATTCGCACCGACTATCAAGTAGCTGATATGCGGCATGGTATTCGTAGTGTAGATGGTTCTTTGAACGGCGAACTCTCTCCTGGCTCCTATGCTGATTTTATGGCATCTGTTCTTGCCCGTGACTTTACAGCAGGTTCTTCCGCCACTGGTTTGTCTGTAACCATTGCCGCTTCTGGTGTGTTCTACACGATTACTCGCGCAACGGGCGATTGGCTTGCAGATGACTTTTATGTTGGTAATGTTGTACGACTGACTGGTGCTGGTCTTGCACCCGCTAACGTTAATAACAATGTGCTGATTGCTTCTATGACGGCAACGGTACTTACGGTTGTTAATCTTTCTGGTACTCCCTTGGTTGCTGAAGGCCCGATTGCTTCTGTTACAGCCACTGTTGTTGGTAAGCAGACCTATGCTCCTCTGACCGGACATACTGATGATTCATACAGCGTTGAAGAATTCTATGAAGATATCGGAGTCTCGGAGACCTACACGGGCTTGAAGGTTGGTTCGATGGCGGTTCAGTTGCCATCTACAGGACTTGTTACCTGTGACTTCAGCTTCCTCGGTAAGAACCTTGAGCGTGCAGCTACTACTGCTTATTTCACATCTGTAACTCCAGCAGGTACTGACGGTATCTTTGCTTCGGTGGCGGGCGCGTTGGTGATTAACGGTGCACCAGTGGCTCTAATTACCAGCATGGACTTTACGGTAGAACGTGGTCTTGAGGCTGCTCAGGTAGTTGGCTCCAATTTCAATGCTGATATATTCACCGGAAGAATTCGGGTGTCTGGAAATATGAGCACTTATTTTCAAGATGGAACTTTCCGAGATTACTTTGACGATGAAGCACGAATCAGTGTTGTTGTTGCTCTTGCAACAGGAGAAGAAAAAGATGCAGAAGTTGTTTCTTTCTCTATGCCAGTCGTGAAACTGTCGTCTAATAATCCGTCCGATGGCGAAATGGGCATCACCCGCGACCACTCCTTTACTGCTCTATTGAATAGCAATACCACCACGGGACTTGTTGAGTCTACTCTATTGATTCAAGATACCTCCCTGTAAGTTGACACCTAAAATTTAGTGTGCTATAATCCTCCTATTGCTTTCGGGCTTTAGGAGGATTTTTCATTTCTGAAAGGAGTTTTGGTGTGGATTTTTATGTATATTTGCACAAGAAGAAGACAACTGGAGAAGTTTTCTATGTCGGTAAGGGTTGTCGTGATCGTGCGTGGGTGTTCAATAACCGAAACCCATTCTGGGAAGCTGTTTATGAAAAACACGGATGTACCGTAGAGATAGTTGCAGACAATTTGCAAGAATGGTACGCACTTGAACTTGAAACACTTCTAATTGACTATTACGGAAGGCGCAACACAGGTGACGGTCCTTTAGTAAACCTAAAAGCCGGTGGTGATGGTGTTTCTGGGGAGGCAAGCCCTAGACTAGACCGAGAAATTTATACATTTCACAACTTAAAAACCGGAGAACAATTTATAGGAACCAGGGCACAATTTAATAAGAAATTCCCTGAAGTACAGTTGAACGGAATAATGGCTGGATTTTCGAAAACAAGCAAAAATTGGGCGGTAGAGGGTTTTCTCACAAAAGATGAAGTCTTAGCATCTACCTTCGGATATGCTGGAAAGTATGGAAAAAGGGTTGACAATAAAGTGTATACTTTTGTACAGCTTTTAACCGGCAAGACTTTCAATTTTACTCGCCACGAGTTGGTAGAATTTGACAAGAATCTCGTAGGAGTTAATATTTCAGATTTAATTAGTGGCAATAGAAGAACCCTCAAGGGTTGGGCTATGTCAGAGACATTAGATAAGTTTTCCATAGAGCATTTACTAAATCCATTAAAAGGGGAGAGGTGTGCTCGTGCGGATAAAAATACTTATGAGTTCAAAAACCTTAAAACCGGAGAGATATTTGAAGGAACAAGATCAGAATTTAAACAGGTTTATAATATAGATGTTTGGACTCTTTTTGTTAATTGTAAAACCGCTTTTTCGGTTAAAGATTGGTGCTTGGCAGAAAAAGAGGCGGAGGCTACGCGAACATCTAATAGGGATAGAAACGTTTACAGTCTCCAGCACAAAAGCGGGGAAGTTTTCAAAGGTACTCGTATGGAGTTTAAAGAAAAGTTCGGGCACACCTTTGATACGCTAGTTCAACCAAAGAATCCAAACAAGAGTTGTAAAGGCTGGAGGTTGGTTAATTAGCTTGCAATATTCCTTTCTGTGTGGTATAATAGACAAATGATGTGGTAATAAACCTCATCACAAAGCCCTATGACATAAAGAGAGAGGGCTTTTTATTTTAACCAACAGAAAGGAAATTACTATGGCATTGAATTTGTCTGTTTTGAATGTGAGCGAAGTTAGCGAATCCGGCATTGATATTGAACTTGTCCACCCGGCCACTGGTGAAGGTCTTGATGCATGGGTTCGTGTACGCGGTAAGGATTCCCGTACTGTTCAAAATCACGCCCGTAAGGTCGTGAACGACATGCAAAAGCGAGAGAAGATTGCAAGGGGCAAGAATAAGGACGCTGACATGAGCATCGAAGAGTTGGAAATGCTTGCAGTTGAACGTGCAGTGGTACGTATTATCTCATGGCGTGGTATCGAAGAAGATGGTCAGCCTGTCCCATTCACAGTTGAAAACGCCACTCGCGTCTTGAAGGATAACCCTTGGATTCGAGAACAAGTCCTCGAAAACTCCGACGACCTGACTGGGTTTTTTCGATGAAGACCTAGAACAAGCTTTACTTTACGCTGAGCAAGAGTTTGAAATGTCAGAGGTTGATGCTCATGGAAATACCAAGCGAGACAACCTCCTGAGTGCTCAAAGGCAACTTAAAAGAGTCCCTAAAGAATTAGAAGACTTGGTTGAGTTACCAGATTGCATGAGAGAGTACTGGATATGGTTTATCCGCCTGTCCAATCGCAGACCTTCTGGAATGGGTATTTCTGCTATACCTTACTCTGAGATGCTTGCGTTTTTTGAACTCATGGGTATTGTACCAGACCCTGTAGAAATAGAAGTAATCGAGGCATTCGATAAGATAGCCATGCAGCATTACCAAAAACAGCAGGCAAAGGAACAAGCCAAAGCTAAGCAGAAAAGTACAGGTAAGAAATAGAATAGCCCCGCAAGGGGCGTTCTTCATCTAAAGTTTCCAAGAGACTCTAAATGAAGAATTACTTCATTTCAATTAAGCATTGAATAAATGAAAGGCGTTGAATATCTTCGTCAGACAGAGTGCGACGATTATACACCCAATAAGCACGTTCACGAAGACGAGCTTTGAACTTTGCATCATACTTAGATTGTTGGTTCTTTTCAAGGAATCTAGAAAATGCCTCTGGATGACTATTGAAAAAATGCTTTAGTTCTACAGAGCGTTCTGCAGACAGATTGCAAAGTTCTTCTGTTCCAATAGCTGCACTGATTACAGGGACAGAGAAATACAATCAGAACAGCAGCCTTAATAAATTTCATTTTGAACTCCTTGGTTAAGTAAAGAAGACTTGACTGTAGCAGACAACTTTTGTGTTGTCAATAACAAAAACAACAAAAAGAAAGAAACTTATGCTCGACCTCTCGACCATTTCCTTCAAAGTCGATACCTCTGAACTTGACCGCGCAGGTAAGGCTATCGGTGAACTAGTAACCAACGTAGGTAAACTTGATAAAGCAGCAAGAGATGCTGCTCAGACTGAAGCTACCCTTGCTCGTGCAGCAAAGGATAACGCCAAGGCCAATCTCGACAATGCTAAAGCTCAAGACGTTCGCCTGAAGAGTACTATCACGGCAGACAAGGCAGATCAGCAAGCTACTGCGGCAATTGAAAAGAAAACCAAAGCTACCGAAAAAGTAAACGAAGTAGTTAACAAGAATGTTGGTGTACTCCAACGACAGAAAGACATTCTTGAGTTCCAGACTCAGGGGTTTTCAAAAGGTCAATCAAGTATCTTAGCTTACGCTAAGGCTGCTGGGCTTGCTGCCGAGGATATTGGCGAACTCGGTAAAGTACTTGAGACTCAACGCAAGTTGATGGGAGGCGATCCATTTGACAAATCCTTGTCTGGTCTGAAGTCTCTGCAAAACCAATACACTGAACTGAAAGAATCTGTCCGTCAGTATGCTACGGACTCCAATCTTACGGCAAAGCAGACTCGTGAACTGGCTCGTGACAAAGAGCGCCTAATTGAAAAGATGAAAGTGGAGGGGGCGTCTTTCTCTGAAATTCGCCAGGCTGTTCGTGCTCACAATGCTGAATATGTAAATCTTGCTACTTCTTACAACAAGATGACTTCCGCAGAAGATGCGGTGATTAAGAGTCGTAAAGAAGCTGTAAACGCCACAAACTATCTGACACAAGCAGATCAAAAGATGGCTGCTGCATTGAACACTTCCAACGCTGCCCTGGATAAAGCAGGTACGGATTCGCTTGTAAAGTATGAATCCGCGTTGCGTAAGTCAGGCGTATCACAGGATGTAGCCACTCAAAAACTTGCTACTTACAAGGCACAGCTTGCACAGGTTGCGGCTGTTGAAGAGAAGCGTAGGGCACAGCATCTAACCCGAGCTTTAACTCCTCAGATCAGTGACGTGGCTGTATCTCTTTGGTCTGGACAGTCCCCTCTTACAGTTCTGTTACAACAAGGTGCCCAGGTCAACGATATGTTCCAATTATCAGGTGTAGCAGCCGCTGATTTTGGTAAAACCGTTAAAGAAGCTTTTTCTAGTATGCTCCCTTCCATCCGTACTGTTGTAAAGGGTGTTGGCGGACTGATTGTGGATGGGCTGATAGCCGCAGGTAATGCCACTCAGGGCTTCATTGCAGGTATCTTCGGAATGACTGGTGCTATGGACAAGTTGTACATGAAACTGTCCGAAAATGGTCCTTCCAAGTTCGGAGGAATGATTCAAACTATCAGCAGCATCATGACGGGTGTCTTTGCTGTAGGCGTAGGCGTAGTTATAGCTGGTCTAGCCATGATGGCAAAGGGTGCCTACGATAGCATGATTGCTGTGTCGGACTTAAATAAAGCTATGGTTCTCGGCGGCAATGCGTTCAATATGACCGGAGCACAAGCTTTGGCCTATGCGGATACACTGAGCAGTGCCAATGTATCTACGCTCGGTATCATTGAAGTCATGACAGAAATGTCCAAGGTTGGGGGCTTTACCGCTGATCAAATCGGACTAGTTTCTAGAGCAGCCATCGCCATGCAGGACTATGCTGGTGTTGCTATCAAGGACACCGTAAAGCAGTTTTCAGAGTTAGGTAAAGACCCCGTTAAGGCTTTGCTTGAACTGTCTAAAAAGACAGGTGAACTCACTGTTGAACAAATCAAGTCCGTAGAGCAACTGCAAAAGCAGGGCAGGTCACAAGACGCTGTTAATCTTGCAATGAAGATTAGTGCTGGTGTCATGGACAAGCAGTCTCAGTCTTTGAGGGATCAACTTCATCCACTGGAAAAGCTGGTTGCTGGTTGGAAAATACTCGGTCGTTGGATGTGGGATGTTACTAACATCGCCCCAGGAACTTCGGATGCTCTAGAACTAATCAATAAGAAAGAAAGACTAGCAAAGTCTCTGGCTGCAGGTGTTAGTGAGAATGTCCCAGAAAACGTAGCACTGAAGCAAGAAATTGCACTGTTGGAAGCAAAGACTTTAACGCAAGCGCAGTCGGCTGCTAATAGACAGGCTGTGAAAGATGAAGCAGCAGCCTACCAGCAGTTCTCAGGTGCATTGTCTGAGTTTGACAAGCAGTTGAATAAAGCTGACGCTAGTAAGATGAGGCGTCAAGACTTCATCAACGCCAAGATACAAGAGCTTGGTGTTCTGGAGAATGCCGGTAAATATGAGTCTACAACCCTGAATACGGATAGAATTAAGCAATTCTTCAAAGTCTATGGGGAAGAGTGGGATAAGGCGCAAGAGAAGCTTGGTAGTAAAGAAGCTAACTACTTTGCAACCTTAATGCGTGAAGCAACGAATAATACAATCGCTGCTAATACCGCTGCTCAAGAGCTTACAAAGTCTGAACAAAAACTTCTGGAAGTTCGTTCTGACCCTAGATTTGAAAAACTGACGGCTACTCAAAAACAAGACGTAATCTCTAAATATGAAGCGGCCATTGCTGCTGAAAAGCAAACAGCCCTCACAGAAAAACTTGCTGATGCTGAAGAGCGCCTGCTTAGACTACTAGGTAAATCCTCCGGTATTGGTCGGCAGTATTACACTGACATGGCTAACATGGAGAAAGACGCAGCCTTGCTAGGTAAGTCTAGAGAGGAAATCGAAGAACTAACTCGTGCTATCTTCATGGCTACTCCAGCTTGGAAAGATTACGAGAAGGCTCTTGAGGATGTTAATTCCGCTGCACGTAAGTTCAACGAGGACAGCCTAGCTTCGCAAGCGGCCACGCTCAAAGAGAACGAATCCTTGGATTATAGACTCTCTCTGTTGGGCAAGACTGCTGAAGAACAGAGGGCTCTTTCGATTGAGTATAACCGTGCTAACAAACTTCGTGAAGTTGATATTAAACTTGCGAAGCAATTGCGTGAAATTGAAGAGAAGATTGCAAAAGCTAAAAAAGATGGTTTACCAGAGAGCGACTATCAGTCTTTGATTGATGCTCAAGTTCAAGCCCGTAAGGATGCAGCAGAACAAGAAAAAGCAATCAACCGTGAAGTAGCTGTTCAATACGCAGAAGACCTCCAAAAAGAGTTTGATGCAATCAAGAACGGTATCTCTGATTCTATTGTCACAGCTTTGTTTGAAGGTGGTAAGGCTGGTTCTAAGAAGTTCAGAGATTTAGTCATGGCTGAGCTACGCAAGCCTGTAACGATGGTGGTTAACGCTGTTGTTAATACTGTACTAGGAAGCTTAGTAGGAAATCTTTTAGGAGGTGCAACAGCTAGTGCAGCAGGAAGTGCAGGAGGTAGTCTTCTAGGTAGTCTTGGAGGTTCGGTACTGACAAGTGCAGGAAGTTCTTTACTTGGTATGACGGCATTTACTACCGGATTAGGCAACATTGGAACGGGGGTATCCCTTGGCTTAGGCTTAGGTTCTTCTACGGCGGCGGCAAGTGCTGCTGCTGCTGCAGGAGGTGCAACCACCTCAGCAGGTTTACTATCAGGAATCGGAAATGCTATTGCTGCTGTTCCAGTGTGGGGATGGATTGCCGCTGGATTGGGCGCTATTGCTACAATGTTAGATGACTCCGGCACTTTACACACTGGCGGTGCTTCTCGTTACAGCAGAAGTGGCGGTCTAACTTCGGGTAATTCAGGCGCTGCGTTTGATATTGGTTTTGGTCAAGTAGAGACAGGCAAGGAAACCATCTCTGCGATGGAAACCTTGTCTAAGTCTTTGGTTGAAATCTTTGATGGTATCGCTAAAACCTTCGGTAAGACTGCAGGTTATGAAGTAGCTGTAGCGTTTGCCGACGATACGTCAAAAGATGGTGCATGGGGTGCCTTTGGGGTTCGACTACAAGGCGTAGAGATTCTGAATTGGGATGACTTCCGTCAAAGTAAATGGGCACCTAAAGAATTCGGTGATGGTGAAGAAGGTTACAAACAGTACCTAGCTGCAATTGCTAAAGATACTCGTCAAGTGCTCCTCAACATGGATTTACCAAGCTGGGCAGATCAGATTCTAACAGACCTCGGTGAATCAGCCTCTATAGAATCCTTGTCTACAGCTATTCAACAGATTGGTGTTATTAAAGGCGTCTTCAACACGCTGACAACCACCTTGGTGGAGTTATCTGGAGCAAGCGATGAAACACTTGCTGCACTGATGACTCTTTCTGGAGGCATTGAGGCTCTACGTGCTAATGCAACAACTTACTATCAGAACTTCTACTCTGCTGAAGAACAAAGAGCAAATGTTCAAAAACAACTAGCCAAATCCTTCAAGGAACTTGGTCTTAGTATGATTGATATTGATGCCACTGATGCTCGTCAACAGTTTAGAGATTTAGTAGAGGCACAGGACTTGACTACAGAGTCTGGTAGAGAAGTCTACGCTGCATTGCTTGCCATTGCTGGGACTTTCGCTAGTGTAACAACGGAAGTAACTGGCTCTATTACAACTGTTGCGGATGCTCTTAATGCGTTACGTAATGAAACCCGATCAGTAGAGGATATTGCCCGGAACATTCTCAGTCTTGAGCAAGCAGTTTTTGAATCTCAGAATTCA